CAAAATAAATTGTTTCAAAAATATGCTTATTTAATATTTTAGCTTGTGGTGAATCAAACGAAAAACCTAACATTGCAAAAACATCTGCAAGCCCTTGAACACCCAAACCAATTGGGCGACGTTTTAAATTTGAATTACGAGTTTCATCAGTTGGATAATAATTTATATCAATTACATTATTCAAATTTCGTGTTGCTAATTTTGAAATTTGATATAATTTTTCAAAATCAAATTTACCATTTTCAACAAAACGACTAAGAGCAATCGAAGCTAAATTACAAACTGCATGTTCTTCATGGTTTGAAAACTCAATAATTTCAGCACACAAATTTGAAGAACGTATAGTTCCTATGTTTTTTTGATTTGATTTTTCATTAGCTTCATCTTTATTCAAGATATATGGCATACTACGTTCAAGTTGCAATGTGATTATTTTATTCCAAATATCACGAGCTTTCACTGTTTTAACCGCAATTCCTTGACTTTCGTAGTATTCATACCTTTTTCTAAAATCGTCGCCATACAAGTCAATTAAATCACTACACTCCACAACTGGAAATAAAGAATAATCTCCATCATTGTTTACACGTTCAAAGAATAAATTATTACCCCAAATAGCGAAAAACAAATCCCTTGCTCTCATTTCATCTTTACCATTAAACAAACCAAGTTCCAAAAACTCAAAAATATCAGGGTGATGTGGTTCTAAATAAATTGCAAATGACCCTTTACGTTTTCCACCTTGATTTACATAAACTGCGGTATCATTGAAAACTTTCAACATTTTCACAAGACCATCTGAAGTACCCATTGTACCATAGATATATTCACCCATTGAACGAATATTATGAACATGGATACCAATACCACCTGCATGTTGAGAAATTTCAGCAGCACTACCTAATGTTTTATAAATACCTTTGATAGAGTCTTCCATACCAAGCAAAAAACAACTACTAAGTTGTTGTTTTACCAATCCAGAGTTATAAAGTGTTGGTGTAGCATGTGTATAATAACGTTCAGAAAATACATTGTAAGTTTCAATAACTTTTTCAATTGTACCACCATTAAGACCTGCTACACAAATTGCTTCACGCATAAACATATATTGTGGCATCTCTGAAATTATACCATTTACCTTCAAAAGATAGGCTTTCATCAATGTGATAACCCCAAAATATGTAAAAGCATCATCTAAATTGTGATTAATAGCTGAATCCAACTCTGATTTGTGTTTTTCAATAAAATTCAAATAATCATTGTTAAATAATCTTTGTTTTTCACCCTTTGGATTAACATAATTTTCATCAATGTATTTTGTTGCTTCTGAAAAAGTTGGTTGAACTTCTTTTTTTAAAGAACCTAATAATATTCTAGCTGCTAGATGGGAATAATCTGGGTGTGTAGTAATTAAACTAGCTGCGGTTTCAGCAGCTAGTTGGTCTATTTCTTTTGTAGTTACACCATCATATAAACCTTGAATTACCTTTTGAGCTATTAAAGTAGGGGCATTGCGGTCTATATTCAAACCATACAATAGTTTTTTTAATCTGGTTTGAGTTTTATTGAAATTTACGGCTTCTAATTTTCCGTCTCGTTTTTTTACGTACATGTTTATTTATTTGTTTGTTTGTTATTCTTTTATTTTAAGAAGTTTAGTTTCTAATTTTTGAAGAACCTTAGACCATTCTGAACTCTCAATATTCATTGCTTCTTGGTGTTGTCCATCATCTGAAAACTTTTTAAGTAATGTTGCTAATTCGATTGCACCAATTAAATTATCTTTTTTCGATAATTTGCCTGTATAGGGATTATGGTTTGAACAACGAAGGACTAAGTTAGTTAATTTTAATGTTGTCATAATTAAAAATCATCTGTTACACTAAATTTTGATGTTTCTTGATTCATAGCACTAATTACAGCACCTTTGTTGTAATCCCCAACTTTTTTCTCAAAAAAGTTTGTTTTTCCACGCATACCAATTGTTGTCATAAAATCAAACGGATTTTCAGTGTTATAATGTGCTTTTTCTCCTAATGAAATTAATAAATTGTCTGCAACATATTCAATGTATTTTTTCATCATTTCATCATTCATTCCGATTAAGCGAACAGGAAGACTTTCAGTGATAAATTCTTTTTCAACTTCAACTGCCTCTGTAAGAATTTGTAAAAGTTCAACACGAGAAAGTTTGTTTTGAATATGGTTTTTGTACAGCAAAGCGGCAAATTGAGCATGTGCATTTTCATCAGCCGAAATCAATTCATTTGCAAATGTTAAGCCAGCCATCAAGCCACGTTTTTTAAGCCAATAAATTGCACAAAACGACCCTTGAAACATCACTCCTTCAACAATTGAAAACGCAATCAGACGTTTGACAAAAGAATCGGAATTTATCCATTTCAAAGCCCATTCAGCTTTTTTCTTAACGGATGGAATTGTTTCAATTGCTTTGAATAAGTTTTCTTTCTCTTTTTTATCTTTAATTAAAGTGTCTATCAACAATGAATAAACTTCACTGTGAATGTTTTCCATTGCTATTTGGAAACCATAAAAACAACGAGCTTCTGGATATTGAACTTCATCCATAAAATTCACTGCTAAATTTTCATTAACAATGCCATCAGAAGCAGCAAAAAATCCTAATATTTTTGAAATAAATTCTTTTTCGTTTTCATTTAATTTTGTATTCCAATCTTTAATGTCATCAGACAAATCAATTTCTTCTGCTGTCCAAAATGCTGTCATAGCATCCTTATACGCTTGAAAAATATCGTTATGTTGAATTGGGAATAACACGAATCTTTCAGGATTTTGTTGTAATATTTTTTCTGTCATTTTTAATATAAGTATTTGTTTATGTTTTGTTTAATTGTTGCCCATTGTTCTATTGAAATATTATTTCTTGCTCTGTTTTCAAACCAAGTTGTTATACGCAAATTTTCCAAATTATCACTTCCACCTTTTGATTTTGGTATTATGTGGTCTAATGAAGGTTTTAACAAAGATTCATAATTTGAATTTACATAATTTTTGTAAATTGTATTAAAATGGTTATCATTCCAAAAATATTCAATATATTGTTTATATGTTTCATCTGTTAGTTTTAAATGGTTAAACATTGCATTTAATATTGTAAGCTTGTCAATATTATCAGAATATTTTTCTAACCATTCCATTGAAACATTGTATCTTAATGACGATTTCATATTAAATAACCGTAGCGAATCATCACTTTTACATACCAATGACATTTTATATGTAAAATTTTTAACTTGGTGAAAAGATAGGTTTAAAATTTCAGCAATTTCTCGCCTTGATTTATGTTCAGCTTTTAGTTTTTTAATTTTTAAAATTATTTCAATTTTATCATCTATCTTATTTACAGCTTTTACATTATTTAATACATTATAAACAGTGTCTTTATGAACTTTTAATTGTTTTACTATTGAATTTACACTCAAACCATCTTGTTTTAATTTTTTTATTTCTTCAACAACTTCTTTTTTTATTGCCATAAAGTTTAATTGTTTAACTTATCCGAATTGAATTAAGAGGATTTTCTTCGTCATATTCATCCAAAGTACCAAACTCTAAACCATCATAAGTACCTATTTCTAAATCAAGTTCCAAATCCCCATAATAATCTTCATTTGAGTCAAGACGATAAATTACATCAAGTTTTGCTGCTTTTGGATTTTGTTTAACAAAATCTTTTAATTGCTTAATAAATTCTTCCAGTTTCATATCTTAAAAATCATCTGTTACACTAAATTGATTTCGTTCAATAAAATCAACAATTTGAGTTCGATTTCCATAATGCCCAATATAAACTTGGTCTAATTTATTATCGTTCATTGTAAACAAAATTGGTAATGTTTTTTTACCAGTTTCTCGACAAATTGCAAGCTCTTCATCTGTTGCTGTGTCTAAATTAATTGGTTCATAATCCAAACCAATGTCTTTTAAAATTGGTTTCATAATTTCACAATTTGGACAAGTTGTCCTTGTAAACATTTTAAATTTTTTCATATTTATTTATTTATTTTTTTGGTAATTCTTTTTGTTTGCTTTTTTTACTTAATGATTGTGAAACTGGTTCTATTAGTTTCACTTGTTTTAAATACGGCACTGACGTTCGACTTGTATCAATTTGTACATTTCCATTGTCATAATAGATGTGAGTGTATAAATTAAGACCACCAACTCGGCTTTTCAATATTTGTATATTAGCTTGGTTTTGTTTTTGCATTTCACCTGTACGAGCAATTGACACACAAACAGTTGCTTTTTGGAATTTTTTGAAATCACCTCCTACTTTTGAAGCATCAACTTCTTCACTATTCATAGCACCACGAGAACCTTGTGTAAATATAACTGTTGCACAATTAAATTCGTCAGTAATATTTATTACACCTTTAAACAACTCCGCTTGACCTTGCCAATCCTCTTTATAAACTTTTTTAGTTGCAAAACACTCAAGATAGTCAATTATCAATAAATCAACGTTAATACCTAAATTCTTCAGTTTAACCATTAATCTGTTCAAATCTGCTATTGTTGATTCGCCATCTTTAAATCTTTTCCATATCAATTTTCCACCTTTGGCTTTTGCCTCCAAAATCATTTCTTTGGTACGTTGTTTGACCAATTCTTTGTTTTTAGGGTTAGCAACTGTATCACGAGAAATATTTGCCCAATGACTTCTGTACATGTTTTTCACACCTGTCATTCTATCCTCTAAAAACACATGAAGTACTGTTTGACCCTCTTGGAATGCGGCTGCGCCATTAACAACTCCCATTGTTGTTTTACCAACACCTGAACCAGCGAAAATCATTATGTTTTCACCTTTTCCATAACCACCGTTCAAATCGTTGTCAATTGCAGTACCCATACCAGTAGATATAGTTACACGTTTTTCATCTTCTAAATCTGTATGGTCGTTTTCATCGGCTACAACAAAATTTTCTTCAGTATCGTTTAAATTATAATGTGATAATAAATGTTCCATCACTTCTTTATAATTTCCACCTGTACCATTTTCTAACTCTTTGATTGCCTTTTTTAAAAGTGGTAAAATTGTTGCTGTTTGAGCAAATGGTTTTGCCTTATTGCGAACAAATTCAAAATCGTCAACTTGAAGTTTTTCAATTTCCGTAATTCTAGTTTGTGCAGCTAAACGTTCAGTATCTGTACTTGATTGACCTGCAATAATATCTGATACAGTGTCATAGTATGGGATTCTTTCGTATTGGTTGTAATAGTCTAATATAGCTTGAACTATTACTTGATTTGTTTTATCTTCAAAAATATTAGCTTTGAATAATTTTATGTTATTTCGACCCCATTCATCTTGATGAACAAGTTCACCAGCTTTCATTACTTTTCTACCAATTAACTGATTTATAACCTTTTTTTCAAAGTTTTTCGTATATTTTTCGCCAATTTGCATATTTGTATAGATAAAAAAACACACTTGAGTTATTGTTGTTTCAAGTGTGTTGGTTGTAATAAATAGTTTGTTTAATAGTAAAGATTGAAAATTCAGTATTACTGTTATAACAAATAACGATTAAAAAAGTTTCAAAATTGGAATACCCAAGTTCATACGATTAAAGTCATAAATCATACGAATATGAGAACCAATTTGTTCTATTTGACTTGACCGAAAATAATATTCCCCTTTTAAAATTGGCTTGCTATCAAATGTTGATTTTTTAACTTTTGGTGAAAAACATTTGTCAGTGTATTCTGAACTAACTACTTTCTGATAGTCTTTGCCAACTTCAAAAATAACCTTTAAATATAAATTACTCATTGTTTTTGTGTTTTTAATAATAAGTCAACTAATTCTAACAAAGCATCATAATATATAATTGCTTCAATATTGTTATTTTTTTCGCAATTATATAATTCAGTTTGCATTGAATTTATAATCATTTTTAATTGCTCTTCTACATTAACATTAGAATCTTCAAATAAATTTATAATCTTATTTAATTTGAAGATTTTTATTTCGCTTTTTCTATTAGTTACAAAAACTTCAACGTCAGTAAAGGTTAACTTTATACAGTTTTTTAATCTTTCTCGTTCATTTTGTAATATTTCCAATTTACTATTCATTGTTTTTTATTAATCTAAAAAATGTATATTATCTTTAAAACGTTTATCATTTTTAAAGTATTCATAATATCTATTGTTATTATAATTTCTACTATGTGATGAAAAAACTAACAATATTATACCAACAATAAAGATAAAAAAGATGAAAAATAAAATTTTAATCATTGTTTTTGCGTTTTTGACTTAAAAATATTGTCAAAGTTAATGAAATAACTCCAATTGCAAAAGATACCAGAAAAGTTATTATGAAAAAATTATTCCAAAAACTATTGATTACAACACTTTTTGTAACTTTTATTTTGTCATTAATTTTAGGAATATTTACAGCATCTTCAAATAAAGGAATACCTTCAGGTGAACCATCAGTATAAACTACAATATGGTGTTGTCCAGTTGTTCTTAAATTGGTTTGAACAAAAGTAACCTTTTCATAAAAATCTTTGTTTTCAAAAGTATTACAAACCCCAATTATTGAAGTAAAAAACAAAAACAATGTCGTTTTAAATAAAAATGTTGTAATCCTCATATTTGATTTTTTAAAAACTAGGTGTGCATTTTGGACAAGGACATGAAAGCCAGTGAAAACAATATCCACCTGATTTTTTAAATCCAGTGCCATTACATTGAGAACAAGAATCATGCAAACAAGGTTGTTGAGTTGGATAAAAATGACCAAACATTCCATTGAAAACATCAACTTTGTCTGTTGTTTTTAAAATATTGATTATTTGGTATTTTGTTTTATTTGTTGTCATCTTTATTGAAAAGTTTTTCTATTTGATTATTGTTGTAACCACAGTAACACATTTTCTTGCAAAGTGGAATATCTAGGTTTGCAAGTAACATTTTATCACCAAATCTTTTACACATTGAATCAAAAATATCATACATTTTTTCTTCATACTCTTCTTGTGACTTATATCCTAAATCAACAAAAGTACAATTAATATGTTGTAAATAGTCAAATAACGGAATTTCTCTATCTAATTCATAGACTTTACGTGCATTTATTTCAAAATATTTACGCATACCTTTAATATCTAATTCATAGGTATTTGGTACATGTTGTTTAAAATATTCACGCATACTTTTAAGGTCTTCAAGTGCTGAATTTAAAGAACAATTATGTTTGATTAAAATCAGTTGACAAACTTCGTTTGCAAATATTGAGCGAGGGTGAAGCTTTTTCATATTTATGAAACAAAAAATTGGTTGAAAAAGTTTCAGAACAACATAATCACATCAATACCTTGTATGTTTGAAATTGAAATAGGTTTTGTTTCATCTTTCAAAACAACTTGGTAAGAATGTTCATGTTTGCCGCAACCTGTTATATTGTTATAGATAAATGACTTAACTGCTGCACCATTTTCTGTAACAACAAACTCCAACTCATCAATGCACAAATCATCAAGATAATATTGCATCAAGATTTGTAATTTGCTATTAGTTACATTTGAACGAACATATTTGACAGTTAATCCAATTTCGTTTTTAAACTCATTATTGAGAGCTTGTATAAATTTTGTAAAATCTAAATTCATTATTTTTATTCAATTACAACTGCTCGTATTTGCTTGTCTTCATTCCAAGTGAGCTTATTATTCACAACGTCTATGTATAAAAATACCAACTTATCTTTATTTTCTTCTGCAAAAGTTTCAAGGTCAATGTTAAATGATTCAACAGTGTAAACTTTACTTTTATAGAAAAAAGAAGGTCTTGATGCAATAACAATGTTAGGATATTTTTTGAAGAAATCAGAAAATAAATTGTAATATGGGGTATAAACCCAATTGTTTTTTTCACTAAATGATTCACCTATCTTACAATAAAGTTGATAAGTTGTATATAATTCAATTTCATGAAAATATTTGGATTCACTTTTAGGATTAAAATTTTTAATATCAAAATATTTTCGCATTGAATCTAAATTCGTCAAAAATTCAATATCTTGATTGACCGTCACATAAACGCCAATGCCGTGTAAACATAATCGAATATCTTCTAAAAAATCCTCTTCTTTGGCTTCTGGTAAATTATAATATTTACATAAAAAATCTAATACTTTATCTGCTTGTTCTCTCATTTTATTTATTTATTTATTTATTTAACACCTAACGTTTGAATCTTACCACCATAGTGGTCTGTGGCCCATGCTGATAGCATGGGCCATTAGCCGACTATGTTAATGAAAGGGTCAACACTTTGACTCTCAGACCGCCCTGCTGGCAATAGCCAGCAGGGCGGTCTGGAGTCAAAGGGTTAATAAACGGCTGTCTTCCTCTGAAGTCTCTTATCCACTATTCAAGTCGACCCTCTTAATCGTAGAACACCT